TCTCGGTGAGCTTGTCGTCGTCCACCGGCTTGAACGGCGGCGAGATGAGGCCCGCGGAGAAGTCCAGCGTCAGAGCGGGGGGCTGGTTCCACAGCGTCGACTGCCCGCGATGGATGACCTCGGCCCGGTCCCTGGCGTCCAGTACGTAGCCGAAGTTCGTGCGGGCCGCGTCGTTCATCAGCTCCAGCAACTTCTTCGACCCCTGGATGCCCATGTGCTGCTGGAACACCGACTCCCCGGCGACGGTCGCCGTGTACCCGGCCTCGGTGGCCAGGCGCACGATGCGGTCCCCGGCGAGCTCACCCTGGAAACCGGTGAACGCGTCGTACATGTCGCCGGCCGTAGGCCCGTTGCCGTCCCAATAGGTGATGTAGCCCATGGACAGGTCGGTGGTGGTAAGGCCGCCCCCTGAGACCAGCGACCAGTTGAAGCGGATGTCGCGGACCGCCTTGAAGACGATGCCGCTCATGTTGCCGCTCGCGCGCTGCACGCCGTCGACGTAGACGTACCAGTCAGTCGTGGTGGCCAGCGGGTCGATGGTCACCCGGATGTGGTGGCCGCGCTCGTCGTAGATGCCAGGGCTGGCGATGTCGGTGAGGATGGCGCCCGAGGACGACGTCTCACCGAACGCGCCCCGGATGACGGTGATCTCGTCGTCGTCGGGAAAGAAGGCCAGCTGAAGGCGGTAGCGGTTGTCGCTGTCCGTACCCGCGCCCCGGTCGGTGATCTCAAAGACGCCGCCGCCGATTTCGCCGCCGCCCGCGAGGAAGAAGTCCACCGACCAGGCACTGGCCGCCGAGGTGCTGTTGGGCACGCCACCGGCCAGTACGCCGATCGTCTCCGCCTTGAAGAGAAGAACGTTCTCGACCCAGTCCTTCAGCTTGCCGCCCTGCCGGACCGGCTGGTCGCCGCCAAAACCGGTGTCCAGGTAGGCGGTCATGTCGCGGCCGCCGACCAGTGAGGCCGCGCCGTCGGCGTCGATGCCGTCGGTGAGCGGCCAGCACTCGATCGGGTTGTTGGCCTGGATGTAGCGCAGCAGCGCGGAGTCGGCGGGCTTGTTGCCGGCGTCCATGCGCCGGGTGACGCCGGACGGGGTGACGCTGACGTAGTTGTCCTGAAGCGAGATGTCCCGGGTCGGAGGCCACGCGGGCACCTCGCCGGACATACGGACGTGCTTGTTCGTGAAGAACGCCCCGCCCTGCTTCGTCCACGTCAGCCCCGTGGCGTCAACGAACGACGTGCCGCCCGCGGTGGCCGCGCTGACCTTCATGTTGACCTTGGTGGTGGTGCCGTCCAGCAGCTTCAGCGCGTACACGTTGCCGCGCAGCCGGTTCAGCACGCCGCCGTTGGGGAGCGCGTTGAACGCGGAGCCTTCCCCGATCTCCAGCGGGGCGGTGCCGGTGAACACGTTGGTGGTGGAGCCGCCCACGATGGGGTCCCCGAGCAGGTGCCATTCGGTGTCATCGACCGTGCGCCCGGTGTAGAAGCGCAGTTCGTAGCCGCCCGCCCCGTTGTTGATGTCCAGGGTGACGCGCAGGGTGAGGCGCTGCCCGTTGTACGCCAGCAGCTGCTCGGTGCACGTCTGGTTGATGCGGCCGGACAGGGTGCCGTCCGTGGACCAGATGAGCAGCGGGAACCCGTCCTCGATTTCCAGCGCCCAGCAGTCGTTCGCGCTGGGCACGTACCGCAGGGCCAGCATCTGCGACTCGGACCAGTCCTCCAGGGCCACGTCGAGGCGCAGGTCCAGGTCCCCGCTCACGTCCAGGGCGGCCGCGTCCGGGGTCTCCAGGGCGTCGCTGCCCAGACCGCCGGCCATGACCGCCCACGGCGATCCGACGGTGTAGCCCGTGCGGAACGGGGTGTTGCGCCCGATCAGCCCGTACAGGGGCGAGGTCGGGTTACGCGGCGCGTACCGGTCGTCGCGGCTGTCCAGGTCGCAGCTGCACGTCGTCGGCTCCGCGGCAGACGCCGACTCCGACGACAGCCCCCGGGTGATGGTCACGGGCGAGGTGGTGACCCGGATGTCGTCCGTGACGTCGTCCCAGGCGCCGCTGTGGAACAGCTCGCCCCATACGGGCGGGGGCAGGTTGGGCATGTGGCTACCCCCTTGCGAACTTGTCGACGTCCCCGCCGGTGGTGACGCGGACGGACTCCTGGAAGAAGTCGCGGAAGGCCCGTGAGCCGCCCACGATCTCGAACACGACGTGCTGTGCGGCGCGCCCCCGGGCCAGGGCGGCGGCCGCGCCCACGGACGGGGCGAGGCCCGTGCTGACGGTTCCGGCGGGCCGGTAGACGGACGGGTCGACCAAGCCGCGCATTGCCCTGTCGAGGACGCCGGCGTTGTCCTCTGCGCCCACGGCGATACCGGCCGGGATCCACTGGCCGATTTCGTCGGCGGCCTTCTTGGACGGGGATCCGATGTCCAGGAAGCCCTTGATCGGGTCGAGTACGAAGTCTTCGGCGAAGCCGGACACGCGGTCCCACAGCCAGCCGCCTGCCGACTTGATGCCGTCCCAGATACCCACGACGAAGTCGACGCCCACGTTGTACAGGCGCCATGTCTGGCTGCTCAGCGCTCCCACGAGCCGGCCGGGCAGGCCCCGGATCCAGTCCACTGTCGCCACGGCCCGATTGACTACGGCAGTCTTCATGGACTGGAAGGCGTCCCAGGCGGTGTTGTACATGTCGGAGCCGAGCCCGGACAGGGCGTTCCACAGACGCCCGGGCAGGCCGCCCACCCAGCCAGCCAGCTCGCTCAGCTTGGTGACGGTGGCGTCCTTGGCCGCGCCCCACCAGTCGGAGAACTTGTCTCCTAGCCCGGTGAACCATTCCATGGCGCCCTTCAGCCACTCCACGGTCGAGTCGAACGCGGACTTGATGCCGTCCCACGCCCAGGACCACAGCTGCTGGAACCACGTGGTTTTGGTGGCGATGACCACGATCAAGGCGACCAGGGCGACGATGGCGAGGACGATCCACGTGATGGGGCTGGAGAACAGCGCCGTGTTCCACAGCCATTGGGCGCCGGTGGCGACCGTGGTGGCCGCGGTCCACGCGGCCTGAGCGGCGGTCCACACCATCATCGCGCCCTTGATGACGAGCACCGTGCCGGCGATCCCGGCGAGGGTGTAGGCGAGCGGCTCAAACACCCCGGAGTTGTCCGTGGCGAACTGGACGAACGTGCCGGACACGTCGGCCAGCTTCTCCACGGCCTTGCGCTTGAAGGACTCCAGCGCGGCCGCCGGGTTGTCGCCGACGGTCTTGGCCATCTTGTCGGCGGCGCCACCGACCTCGCCCAGCGCACTGACCGCGGAGGACGGGTCGAGGGCGTAGAGCGCGTCGCCGAGGTCCTCGCTCTGGGTGCCGAACAGCTGGACGGCGACTGCGGACCGCTTGACCGGGTCGTCGATGCCGCGGAGCCGGTCAAGGGTGAGGTCGAGAGCGCTCGTCGCCGAGTCGCCACCCTTGGCGATCTTCGAGGCCATGTCGGACGCGTTCAGGCCGATCGCCTTGAAGCCGTCCACGGTGGTCTGGCTACCGTCGATGGCCCGGATGGAGAACTCTTTGATGCTGTCCGCGACAATGTCGGCGTCGCGGGCGCCGGCCTTCAGGCCCTGGGTGAGCAAGCCAGTGGCCGTCTGGCCGTCCAGCCCGAACTTGCGGAACTGGGTGCCGTACTCACCCATGGTGTCGAGGAGGTCGTCGGCCTTGTTGGCGCCGGTCTGGAAGCCGCGGGTGAGGATGTCGAACGCCTCGTCGGCGTTGTCGGCCAGTCCGGTTTTGATCATCTGACCAACTGCGGCGGTGGTCGGGCCGACCTCCTGGTTGAACGTCTGCGACAGGGCGAGGGCCTTGGTGGTGACGCCCTCCAGGCCGCCCTCCGCCTGGGAGACGTCGCCGATGTTCTGGTAGACGCCCGCGATGGCGTTGTTGACGGTCTCGGTGCTGTCGCCCCACGCGTTGGCGTACACGTCCGCGGACACCTTGGACAGCTCGGCTGCCTCGGCCGGGCCGACGCCCAACTGCGCAGCGAGCTTGTCGTTGGCCGCCGACATGTCCAAGGAGGCCGCGACACCGACGCCGAGGCCGGCCGCGACGCCGGTTGCGATGCCCGCGGCCGCCGCATCGAACTTCTCCCGGACCCGTCCGAGTTCCTCGGTGGCGTTGTCGCGGGCTACCAGGTTGAACACGAGCGAGGTGTCGCTCATCCCGCCCCCCTTGTTCAGGGGGCGGTCAGCGCCCCGACTTCAGCTTCTCGTTGGCCTTCTTCTGGGCCTCGATGTAGGCGTCCAGCCAGTCCAGATAGGCGTCCGTCTCTTCGACGGTGAGGGTGTCCCAGGCCCTGCCGATGATGCCGAGCAGGTGGGCGGCGTCGCCGAGTCGCCTCAGACGGCGATCGGCAGCTGCGCTTTTCCCTCTTCGTCCGGGTCCTCGTAGGCCTCGCCGATCTCCTCGTCCAGCTTGGCCAGGACGGACTCCCGCAGGTGGGCGGGCACCGTGTCCTCGACGCTCTTGCGCATCTCCAGCAGCTCGCCCCTGGAGTGCTCCAGCACCAGTTCATCCCAGGCGAAGTCGACGTCGTCGTACTTGATGCCCGCGTGCTCGCGCTTGAGGTACATGAACAGCAGCGCGCGACGACACTGGCTGTTGCCCTTCACGACGGCCTGGGTGAACTCGGTGAAGTTCATGCCGGTGCGCCGCTCCAGCATCTCCCGTTCGGCGCTCATGAGCTTCTTGGGCTGGTACTTCCAGCGCTTCGGTTCTTCGCTGCCCTCGGGCGTGTACACCAGGTACATGGGGTTCCCCCGCTCCTATCTGGTCCGGTCGGCGATGCGCCGGGCCATGTCTTCCATTGCTTGGCCTACGGCCTCGTTGTAGATCCCTTCACGGCCCCGGAACGAGCGGTCGAACCACTCGATCTTGCCGCGCTGCTGCACCCAGTTCTCGCGGTTGCCCCACACGGGGTGACGCCAGCCGGACGCACGGTTGGTGCGCTTGGGCGCGTTTGGGAAGCCCCGGATGTTCTTGGTCTTGAAGGCCTTCACGCGGGCCCCGGACCAGCGGCCACCGAGTTTGACCTCGGGCCGGATCTTCTTTGCGATGGACGTGCGCAGCGCCGGCGTCGCACCGTGCACCGAGACCATGCCCATGATGGAGCTCTTGGCCTGCTGGGAACCCGGCTTGAGGGCCTCACGCATGTTCTTCGCGAGGTCCTTACGCAGAGCCTTGCCGTCCTCCTCGGCGCGGATCGCGCGCACCAGGGCATCCAGGCCCTCGATGTTCTCTACGCCGAGGGAGAACGGCGGTCCGCCAGTGGCCATCAGGACACCGCGCGGGCCACGGCCCCCGAGGTGGGGAAGCCGAGCGACACGGTGGCCTCGTCGCCCACCGACCCGGTCAGCGGGTTCCACCCGTTGATCAGGATGGATCCGGTGTACTTCGGGTTGGACGCGCCGACCGCGGCCTGGTCGGCGCGCACCTCGAACGGTACGACCGTGCCCAGCAGCGGCCACATGATCGAGTCGAGTTCGGTGGCGGCGAAGTCCTGGAGGAACTCGCAGGACAGCTCACCGGACTTGAGGCCGCCGATGACTTCCTTCCAGCCCAAGCTGGCGTAGTTCGTGACGTCCTTCTCCTCCACCTCGACGGTGAGCTCCGCCTTCTTCGTGTACTCGTGCAGGGCGTTGGAGTTGATGGACAGGTACTCGGCAAGCAGAACCATCTTCGGCACGGCTGGCCTCCCTTTCAGGCATGACGAGAGGCCCGGACCCATGAGGCGGGCCGGGCCGGGGGATGGGTGGATCAGCCGATGCCGAGGGCAGCGGCGAACAGGAACGACGGCGTGGTGCCGCTGATCGTCCAGGCGATGCGCCACCAGGTGTCTGTGATGGCGGTGCCGTCGGTGCGCAGGGCCTCCCCGCCCACCGCGCCGGTCGCGGTGAACGTGAGCCGCGTGGTTGCCGAGGTGAAGCCGCTGTTGTCGTCGGACTCCACGCGGGCGGTGATGGACGGCGTGGTGCCGGCCACCGAGAGGACGTGTACGGCGGCGTACAGCCGCTTGTCGGCGGCGACCGCACCGAGCTCCAGGCCGGTTCCAGTACCCGACGCGGTGCGGGCGGTGCCGGGCGGGTGAGCGAACTGGCCGCGCACCAGGGGCCACGCCGACTTGGCCATGGACGTCCAGGGGGCGACCTCGCCGACCTCACCCAGAAGCTTGTAGTCGCAGCGCAGGGCCTTGGTGAAGTACGCCAGGTCTCCCACGGCCGCGCCGTTGTTGGCGCTGATCGACCAGGGGCCGACACCGCCCAGACCTGCCCAGGCGCCGTCGTCGACCTTGGTGTCGTCCTCGGCTTCCCACTGCCCTTCGCCGGAGATCTCCGCCGAGGCCAGCCCGCCCACGACCTCCTTGTAGCCCTCGGAGCCGTAGTTGGTGGCCTCCTTGGCTTCCACCTCGGAGGACAGCTCCAGCTTGTTGGAGTTGCCGGTGAGGTCGACGCCTACAGCGAAGCACCGCACGTTGACCAGGACTGTCTTACTCATCGCTGGCGGCCGCCTTCCTGCTGCTCTTGCGGCCGCGCGGCCGGGTCTCTTCGGTGACTTCCTCGGCGACGCCGGACGCCACCAGGTGGGCGGCCACCGCGGTCGGCAGGTCGTCGACCTCGGTCCCCTCGGTGGGCCAGGGCCGACCGTTCAACAGGGCACCCTCGGGCTGGCTGACGAGCATGCGAATCTTCATCAGGTGCTCCCGTCTCCGATCACCTTGATGGCGAACTCGGCTCCCACGTAGGTGAGGTTGGCGTGCTCGAACCAGCGGTAGCCCTGCACGCGCTGTACGTGCAGGTCGTCGGCCAGGCCCCCGAGGGCCAGCTCGCCGGGGGCGCCGCGCGCCGCCTCGATGGCCGCCTTCAGGGAGGCCGGCCCGCCGCCGGACAGCAGGGCGTCGACAATGCGTTGGCCAGCCCGGTCATCCGAGCGGCTGGCGCAGACACGGGCCGTGATCAGCAGCTCATCCAGCTTGCGGCCCATGGCCTTGTCGTAGTTGACCTCGACCTCGCCCACGTAGAAGCAGGGCGTCACCACGCTGTCCGGGATGTAGCCGGTGCACTTCAGTTTCCCGATACCAGCGGGCAGGACGACCGTGCTCGCGGCGGCCGCGATAGCGTCACGGATGAGGGAGATCTGCATGGCGCCCCCTTATCCGAAGCCGGGAAGGACGTACGGTTCGATCAGGTTCCACACGTCCGGGTCGCGGCGGGACAGCCGCACGACGCCCCACTCCGACGAACCCATGACGCCCTCAGGGCTGTCCGCCCGCTTGTACAGGCGGGCCGCCTGGATGAGGCAGGCCTCGGCGATGTCGTCCGGGACGGCCGGCCACCCGAACTTGGCGGTGACCCGGATGCGGGTGCTGGACGTGCCCCATCTGGCGTTCGTGCGGAGCAGGCCGGTGATGGCGTAGCCGTCGGCCAGCGCGTTGTCGGGAGTCGTCTCGTAGCCGGTGACGGCGGTGAACGAGGCCCCGGATCCGGACTCCACCACCATGGCGGTGATGTCGCCGATGTCGTCGACCAGGAGTACGTCACCGTCACGCTCGCAGACGACGCGGTCTTCCAGCCGGTAGGTGCGCGTCTTCAGGGTCTCGTCCAGCCAGAAGCGCCGGCCGGTGGCCCGGTCGATGGCGCGCGACGCGGCCTTCAGCGCCCGGTCCACCTTGGCGTCCCGGGTGGTGTCGTCCGTCTCGATGCTGAGTTGTTCCTTCAGCACCGCGCGGGTGGCGTACTCGGTGGCCATGTCAGGTGGTCTCCGTGCCCCGCGCCCGGCGGCCCTTGGGCGGCGTCGTGCGGGACGTCGGCTTGGAGCTGGCGGGCTTGTCGTCGGTGGGCGGCTCTACGCCGCGCAGCTTCAGCTGTTCGTCGACCTGGGCGACACGGTCGGCCTGGCCGTGCGTCACGTAGCCCTCGCGCTCGCGCAGCAGGGCGGCGACCATCGGGTCTTCGGTAGCCATATGGCTCGCTCCCGGAGTTCGTGGGTGGGGCTCGGGCGCCCGCCGCAGGGGACGTAGCGGGCGCCCGAGGTGGGGGAGATCAGACGCCGGTGAACGTCGGCGTGACCAGGCCGGTACCGCCGACCTTGCGGGCCTGCGCGTAGCGGGCGTGGGTGTAGGCGAAGTAGCCGTACACGACCAGCAGGACACCGAGGCTCGCGGCCGCGGTCTGCTCCGCCCTGATGAACATCGGGGCGTCCGGGTCCTCCCACAGGTGGCACTCGTTGCGGTCCACGAGGTAGATCTCGTCCTCGTTGGTGCCCGTGCCGAGGTTCGTCGCGATGTTGTTGTCGACGATGACCGGGGTGCCGTTGGGCAGGACACCGCGCACGCCGCTGCCGTACACGGTGGCGTAGTTCTGGCCCAGGGTCTGCGCGACGATGCCCGGCTGGCTGATCATCGGCCACTTGTCCGACATGGCGTTCTGCATCCAGTACCAGCGACGGGAGTGCATGACCGCGACGTTGTCGCCGGACGCCTGGTCCAGCAGCGCCGCCTCGACACCGGCCAGACCCTCGATGATCTTCGGGTAGGCCTCGGCGGCGGTCGGGTCGGCGTCGGTGTAGGCGACGGCGGTGGCAACCGCGCTCAGGCCGGTGGTGGCCTGGTTGATGAGCGTGGAGTCCAGCGTCGTCGCGTACCGGCGGAACAGGTCATCCAGCACCACCGGTTCGATACCGGCGCCGCGCTCGATGGACTGCCGGGACAGCGTCTGCTGGCCGGCCGCCGTCTGCACGGCCGGGGACAGCAGCGTGTCGTCCATGTTCGTCTCGGACACCCCGCTGTTCTCCGAGGCCTGGAGGGCGGTGGAGGACCCCGTGGTGATGCGGGAGATGTTCACCACCATGCCCTGCGCGGGCAGGTCGTGCGGCCGGCAGACGTCCGCGAACGGCCGCCGGGCGACGGCCGCCGGCGCGTACATGTCGGTCAGGTACTGCGGGACGACCAGGCCGGTGAACGCGCCCGTACCGGCGGCACGCTGCTGCTGGCCGTCGGCGCGCAGCAGCTCGCCGCGCTCGGTGCGCTCCTCCTGCATGTGGCGGGCGAGGCGGGCTTGCGCCGCGTAGTCGCCGAGGAACGCGCCAGCAACGTCCTGCTCGAACTGGGCGCCGCGCCGGTCATGGTCGGGCCGGTAGGTGCGCTCCTCCTGCCCGACGCGGGCGACCTGGTCGTACGCCGGGGCGCGGGTGGCCGCCGGGGCGGTGCGTGCGGACAGTGCCGCCAGCTCCTCCTCGCGGGCCTGCTCCGTCTCCAGCTCGGCGAGCGCCGTCTGGCGGCGGGTGACCTCGGTGTCCGCAGCGTCGCGCCGTTCGATCTGCGCGCGTACGGCGTCCTCGGTCAGGTTGTCGTCGGAGCGCAGCGCCACGAGGGCGTCCTGCTCCTGCCTGCGGTTGGTGATCGCCGTGTCCAGCGCGGTGCGCGCCTGGGCGATCAGGTCGGCGAGCGTCATACTCGTGCCTCCTGTGTCGTGAGTTTCCAGACGCCCCGTGTCCAGGTCAGACGGCCACCCGAGGCAGTGCGCCAGGTGGGCTCGTGCGCGCAGAGCGCAGGGCAAAGACCCCGCCGGATGACGGGGACGTGTGAGGGTCAGGCGCCGGCGATGCCGAGTTCGAGCAGCGCGCGGGCCCGGCTGGTGGTCGCGGCCGCGGGTGTGCGCAGGCTCGCCCCGGTGTGGGGGTTGGCGCCGTAGCCGACGATGGCGACATCGCCGCGGTGGATGTCGTACCGGGTGATGCGGTACTCGGTGTAGTCCGGGGACCACTGGCCGGCCTCGATGCGGAACGCGAAAGACATCTCGTCGATGAGTCCGGCCTTCAGCTTCGGGGCGATGTAGGCGACGTCGTGGTCTGCGGGGTCGAGGGCGGGTGCGTGGACGGACAGCCCGTTGGCGTCCTCGGTGAGGAACAGCGTGCCGGTGGTCGTGCGGGCCAGGCGCCGAAGCTGGTCGTGGCCCAGCACCAGGGGCACGTCGATGTCGGCGCGCAGCAGGGAGTCCGATCCTGCGCCCTCGGCGACGACCTCCGTGTACGGGCCGAACATGTCCCACATCTCGTAGCCGCGCTCGTACACGGAGGCGTGCCCGCGGAACTCCAGGGTTCCCCCGCCGCCGCTGCTGTCGCGGACCTGGACGCCGGACAGGGAGGCGCGCACCGTGGCACGGGATCCCGCCTGCTCCGCGCAACGGCGCTGCGAGGGACGGTCGGCGCGCTGCCGGATGCTCTGGGCTCGCTCCGCCGCAGCGGCGGCGAACGTGGATGTGGTCATGACGTTGCTCCCGTTGCGGCGGTCGGGGTGGGCGTGGTGGTGGCGCGCGCGCCGAACAGCCGGTCGAACTCGGCGTACTGGTCTTCGGTGTAGGGCGGCCGGTCCTCGAGGGCGCGAGCCTCGGACGGGGTGAGCGTCCGGGAGTCGATCTGTGTGGCCAGGGTGCGGGCACGGGCCTCGGGGTCCATGCGCAGCATCGCGTCCGTGTTGAGCTTCACGTAGCGCGGGCCCGACACGAGCTTTCGGCTGAAGGCGTCCTCACGGCGGGACACGGCCGGCCCCAGGTTCATGATGAGGAACTGGAGGTTGCGCTGGCTGATGTTGGCGTAGGTGACGCTGCTGCCCGACACCGCGGCGTCGATGAGGTCCCCGGGGACGCCGAAGAAGCGGGCGATGTCGCCGAGGGTGAACTCGCGGGCCTCGATGAACTGCGACGCGGCGGCCACCGCCTGGACGGGGCTGTACTCCCAGTCGACACCGTGGACGAACAGGTCGCCGTTGGAGACGGCCGCCCGGAACGCGTCGCGCACCTCGCGGGCCTGCCTCTTGTCGATCGCCTTGCCGGTGTTCTTCAGCGTGCCGGAGGGGACGGCGCCGCCGGCGAACCAGTCGCGGGCGAACTGCTGCGCGTTCAGGGACTCCTCAATCGACCACGCGGCGAACGCCACCGGAGACAGACCGAGCGGCAGCCCGGCAACGGTGTACTGCTTCTCGTGCCACACGTCCCACGGGTCGTACTCCTTGCCCCCGATCTTGTACTTCTTGATCTGGGAACCGTTGGCACGGACGGTGACCTCACCGAGCTCGACCAGGTCGATGCGGCCGGGCAGGCCCCGCCCGTCCGGGCCGATGACGCCGGAGCGTTCGGTGATGATGCCGAAGCAGTTACCCGACCGGTCCAGGTCGAACTCGGTGGAGTACACCCACTCCTTCGCGCCGACCTCGCTACCGCCCGGAGTGACCAGGACGGGAGGCTTGGGCACCTCCACCTGGAGACCCTGGACCTTTCGGTACACGTCGATCGGGAACGACGACATCAGGTCGGCGCGCAGCCGCAGCGCAGCCCACACCGCACTGTGCCGGAGCGCGGTCTCACTGGAGACGTACACGCCCTTGCCGCCGGTGCGCTGCTCGCGCGCCAGACTGAGCAGGTCCTCGGGGCTGGTGATGTTCGCATCGCGCACGGTGAAGGCGTGTCGGATCCTGTCCCAGACACCCATGCAAAGGCCTCCTTACAGGAACGAGTCGCCGATGTCGTAGTCCTCTTCGACCTGCGGGCCCCGGATGAGCAGCGCCCAGCGGGCGAAGGTGACGGCGCACAGCGGGCTGATGTCGACCTGCGAGGCCGTACGGTCCAGCTGCCAGGCGTCGCCGTTGCGGCGTGTCCTGGCGCCGTTCACCGCGGCGGTCAGCGGCACCTGGTCGATGTGCCGGATGGTGCCTTGGTTCATGGCGTCGGCCAGCTGCCCGCACGCCTCGGTGATGTCGCCGGAGCGCATGACCGCCAGGTCGCCGCGCTGCGGATGGTCCTTGTCCTTGGGCGACTCGATGCCCGCCGCGACCAGGTCGTCGATGAGCGATCCGGCGGGCGTACCCGAGGACGCGATGGCCACGGCCACCGGCTTCCACAACTCGCGCAGCTTCACGACGGCGGGCACCACCCAGTCCGTGCCCGGGCGCCGGGCGACGACCTCAAGGTGGACCAGCCCGTCGGCACGCTTCGACGCGGCCGCGATGGACGCGTACGAACGGTCCTTCGAAACGTCGACGGCAAGCGCCACGCTGTCCGCCACCGGCTTGCTCTTCGCGTCGACCAGCCCAGGCCACTTGGCCTTGGGCACGTTCGGGTCGGTGGGCGGAGTCGGCTTGCGGGTGCGGTTCAGGTAGGCCCGGTCGAACTCCGACGGGTCCAGCTTCACCAGCTCCGCGGCGATGACCGCCTCGGTGACCGTGTGTCCCAGCGCGGGCAGCGTCGCGTACCAGGTCGCCGGATCGTCGCGTGGCATGTCCTCCGGGGCGAACCACTCGAAGTAGCAGACCCCCGGCCACACGCCGGACTTCCACGCCTCCTCGATCAGCGCCCGCCCGATGGCCCGCTTCTTGTTCAGCCACACCGACTTGGTGGTGCCTCCGGCGGACGCCCACCACAGCTGAGCCATGGGCCGCGTCGTCATCGCTGGAGAGAACGCCTGCTCTAGCCGGTCGTCCTCGTGCTTGAACGCCTCGTCGATGATCCCGAGGTCCAGGGCGGGGCCGTGCCCAGCCGACTCGGTGTTCGCGGTGATGCCCATGCGGGACCGGGTCGCCGGCCACAGGATCTTCTCGTTGCCGTTCGACTTGCGGATCCGGGCCCGCCGCGCCAGATCGGAGTCTGAGATCTTCTCCCAGAACTCGTCTTCCCAGCGCTGACGCGCCATGTTCCGGTCCTGCGCCGCGTAGATGATGTTCTGCCGGTGCCACGCCATGGCCCGGTGGACCTGTAGCCCCAGGATCAACTCCGTCTTGCCCTGCTGCCGCGACACCGACAGGCCGGCCTCACGGTGGACGAACACCCCGTTCTCGTCCAGCTCCAGGGCCACGTCCGTGACGTACCTCTGCCACGGCATCGGCGGGGCGCCGAGCTTCTCCATGACCTTCCACAGCTTCGGTCCCAGCGACTTGCGCTCAGGGTTCCGAGGCGTCCCCCACAGCGGCGGGCACTCCAGGCCGTACCGCTCCTTGAGGTCCTCGGCGAACTCAGTCGGGTGACGCCAAGTCTCCGAGGTCGTCGTCATCGTCAGCGGCCCGCCCCTCCAGCAACGAGGCGAGCGTCTGCCGAAGCTCGCGGGTCAACTGGGGGAGCAGCTTGTCGTCCTGGGCGACGGGCTCACCGCACGTCTCGCACTGGCCGGTGGCCGCACCGTCGATGCGTCGGGCCAGCGTGTACGCCAGCTCCGAGAGGGACGGCTCCACGCCGACCAGGTCACCGAGCTGTTCGACGTCGCTGCGTACGGCGTCCTCCACCGCGCCCATGGCGTCCCCTTCCATGATCGTCCGGCTGCCATCGGCCCGGGGGGAGAAAAATAAAAGC